CACCCGTCAACGTACCACCACCTTCACCAGCATCGAGTGTAGGAGAAATAAACCCGCTACTCGTTCCTAACCCAACTACAAGAGCAACATTCGGGAGTCGATAATGGATATCTCAAAACTAAAAGATCAACTCATCATTGATGAGGGGGTCAAATATGAAACATACCTCGATCACCTTTCCCTAAAGACATGTGGAATCGGACATTTGTGCAGAGAGGACGAGCCAGAGTATGATCTGGAGTTAGGTGCAGAAATATCCGAGGACAGAGTTACAGAACTCTTTGAACAAGATATACAGACTGTTATCCAGGACTGTAAAAAAGTCTATGATGATTGGGACAAACTACCAGAAGAAGTAAAACAGATTGTAGCAAACATGATGTTTAACCTGGGCAGACCAAGATACAGCAAATTTCGTAAACATATACAAGCTGTTATGGATGGCAACTGGCAGGAAAGTGCCAATCAGATGCGTGATTCGAGGTGGCATAAACAGGTGCCAAATCGGGCGGAGCGTTTATGTAAACGTATGGAAGAAGTTACAGTTTCATAAACTTCTTGGGTGTTCTGTTTTTAAGATCCCAGGTTCTTTTGTTGCAATACTCACAGCAGTATTTCTTTAACTGATCTCGTTTGGTCTTGATATCCCATGCTTCATTGCATCCGTCTCTTTCACAAGTCTTCTTAATGTTTGTTATTGTCATCCTACCTCTCCCCAATTATCACCTAACTCCTGGTCAACTTTACTTGGAACTTTTAACTCAAGACCCGTCTCCATAATCTCCTTGATCCTCGATGCCTGCTCCTCGGACTCTATACCAAAACATAATTCATCATGCACAGTGAGCATTGGAATAAATCCTTCTTCGTAACAGTCAACCATAGCTTTCTTTGTCTGATCTGCTGCACTGCCTTGTATCAATCTGTTCAATGCCTTGTATGTAAATGCCCTTCGTATACCTGGACCATATTCTTTTTCAGCTTGTTCTTTTTTCATAGGCTTCTTATAACCAAAAGAACGTGGCTCCCACATATCAAACCTACACTTCCTACCAAGTATTGTTCTTATCTGGCCGTACTTAGATGCTCTGGTTGATACAAAATCTGCCAGACCTTTAACAAAAGGTACCTTTCTGTGATAGTTATCTAGAAGATCTGTTGCTTCTTCTACTGTGATATCAAGAGTGTTTGCTAACTTTGCCTTACCCATACCATACATGATACCTAAGTTTACAGTCTTAGCCTGTTTTCTACCTATGCCTGCCATATCAGCTACCATCTGATGAAAGTCTGCATCCTCTTCGTGGTACTGCTTGACAAGTTCGTCAACAAAAGGATGTTGATCCTTGATACTGGCACAGTAATGAACAAGAAGTCTTGGTTCCTGACTAGAATAATCAAAGCTTCCCCACTTCTGTCCTTCTTCTGGTATAAACAACCCTCGAATCAAAGCTTTTATTTCTGGATCCCTTGCAGGTATCTGCTGTAGATTTGGGTTTGAAGATGAGAAACGTCCAGTAAGTGTACCGCCATCATCTGAACGAAGGGGATGAAACTCACAATGTATTCTGCCTTTGTTCTCATGTCGTAGGATGCTTTCAATAAACGTACTGTCTGCCTTATCAACTTCTCTTAATCTTAAAATCTTTGCAGCAATCGGATGCTGACATGTTTGCAGAAAAGCTTTTGTAAAAGACGGCTGATCATTGTTCTCTGTTCGCCCGTAGGGGACATTGTAGTGGTCAAATATCTTCGCTAGGCTTGATGCTACCCAGGGTGAGATAGTTATGCCTGTATCTCTTTTAATCTCGTTTACAAAGACCTCTTTCATTTTACCTAGTTTGATCTTGGTCTGTTCTGCTTTATCGATGTCAACACGCACACCTTTAATTCTCATATCCATCAACAGCGGTGTTAGTTTTTGTTCCAATTCAAATATGTTTGTCAGTTCCTGCCGTGATAGTTCAGTCTCAAACCTCTGCCATAGTTTCAAAGTCATCACTGCATCTTGTTCAGCATATGTTCCTACATACTTTGAAGGTAGTTTCCACATATCTTTCTTAGGATCGATCCCCCAATCCTTGGCTGCCGCACGAAGAATCTTTTCATCTTTGCGCATATCAATGTATTCACGTCCCAGATTCGTCAGTGCATAGGAGAATTTATTTTCATCAATCAAAGGCGCAGCTACCATCGTATCGATTATCTTACCTTCAACCTTGATCCCTGCCCAATGGAGCCACCCTAAATCATAAGGCGCATTGTGCATAACCTTTGCTACATTTGGTGTAGCCATCTGTTCCTTGATCCAGGACATAACTTTATCAAAGGGTAGATTACCACCGCCTTTATGTTTTATAGGATAATATCCAGAGAAGTCTCCCGCAGCCACCGCAATGCCAACAATAAACCCATCATTCCTTACCCACCCTGGACCGAGTGTCATAAGATTTGGATCACATGTTTCAAGATCAACAGCTATGTATTTACAATCTGTTAAATCTGGAAAGATTGAAGGAGGATACCATTCAATCTCTAGGATATCCATTTCTATACGTTCTATAAAACTTATAGTGCTATTCTGCTTTCTCATCATTCTCTCCTCCTAAAGCTGCATACCCACAGATATCTATCCAGGAGTCTTCGTGGTCTGGTGTCTCAATTAGTCTTGATATTTTAACTGCAATCATACATGCATAAACTTGCTCAACTGTAATATCTTTATCTAGTATCGGTGCCCAGAGATCAGCTATTCTTTTGTGGTTAAGATAGGCATCACCATAATCAATTGCTCTTTCACCACTAATCAATACTTTTGCTTTGTCTAAGATTTGTTCTCTCTTCATACTCCACACATCCCATCACATTCATCTAGGAAGGAAAGCTGTCCTTTGTCTTCCAAGGTATCAAAGTCAACTTCATCGAGAGGCTTGAGTGTTTGATGAACATATTGATCTAGATCTTTTTGATTTGCTTTTCTAATCTGTTTGTCAAAGTCAATAGCTTCTTGAAAACTTTCTGGGTCATTGTTTCTCATATCTCTCCAGAGATCATTGCTATGATATGGACATCCAATACAAGCAGACTTAGCTAACTTTCTTCCAGGGTAATGTGTATCAAACCATTTTAAACAATCCCTTCGGTTCATTCTCTTCTCAATCAAAGGCCATCGATGCTTTATATAATAGTCTCTTGAATCTTTAATCCTCTGCATCTCATCTAAACTAATACCGATCCATGACTCACAGACCAGATCCTTTGCTCTTTGCCTAGGTTTTAAACCCATAATAGTGCGAATCTTTTTTCTTATAGGCTCTAGTTTATAATCATTTGTACACTGTCTTCTGCCAATCCCATGCTTTGTAAAGAAAGGCATTGTTACAAAGTTTGTTCCTCTTTTGTTTTTACCTGCTACAGCATGTTCTTTTATGTTCCCTTCTGATACTTTGTATACGGGAAAAGGTAATTGCTTTTCCAACCAATCAAGATGTTCATATACATCCTTTGGTTCCCATTGTGTATCAGCAAAGATAGCAGCCTCTGGCATAGGTGTTAGTTCCCCCTTTGCAGCCATTAGCGCCATAACAGAGCTTTGCACACCTGCACCAAGACTTATGACCCGTGAACTTGCATTTTCTATTTGTTTACTAATCATAACTCATATTTAAATTTAGAAGGTGTATCGATAATATGTAAGTTATGACGTGTCCTTGTAACTCCCGTGTAAAAGACTCGATGCTCATCATCAAACAATTTTTCATCAGTGGTTGCCGTGGGGTAAGATTCTGTCAATAATATTATATTATCATCCTCCCCACCCTTCATTGCATGAATGGTTGATACGTTTATTCTTGGTTTATCGAGCATCTCACCTCTTATCTGTAAACTTTTCATGTAGGCTTTATCGTCTCGAGAAACATTTAAAACATTATAAACATCCATGTCCTTAGATGCAAGTAAACCATAGTCTTTAACTAATTGATCATATGTAAAGAACAAATCATCTTCTAAATAATCAAACTGTTTACTGACACCCCATTTAACCATTGGATTGTTACCTTTTTTCGGTAACATCTTGTATAATTTTTTAATATCTGTAATAGGCACTGGTTCATCACTAATAAGCTGTCCCCATAGAGACATGTTAGTTAGAATATTTTCATCAATACTCGGAACACCATATCGATTGAATAGATAACCATCCTGCCGTAATGATTCTGCTATACCCGATACAAGACGATTTGTTCTTGCCATAATTGTCCACGAACCTTGATCTATGTTTGGTTCTCTCCAATCCATATGATACTCTATGTTTCCCTCTTTATCTGTTGGTTTCCACAATTTTGGCTGTCGAACCTGGATCTTCTTTGATATCTTATCTGCAAGAGCATAAACTCTAGAGGGAACTCTATAACTTTGACCAAGTATCTTTCTATCAGGACAAGCATGTATAAAGTTACCAACATCAACACCATTCCATCGATGAATACATTGATCATCATCCCCCGCATACCAAACCTCCTGGGAATGATTCTTCATCAATGTAACTTGATCCCACTGCAATGGTGTAAGATCCTGCGCCTCATCAACAATTAGAAGTTCTAACTCTGGAGAACTGCCACCCTTTACAAATAAATCAATCATATCTGTAAAGTCATATTTGCTGTTCTGCTGTTTATAATCTTTGTATGTTTCGTCTACCTTTTTTAAAAAAGGAAAACTTAGACCATAATCTCTCACATCGTTATACTGTTCAGCCAGAGATATCTTACGCATAGTAGCTCGTCCAATAACCTCAAGATACTTATTGCCTTTGTTGAATGAACTTGTAATCAAACCATCACTCATTGAAGTCGCTGTGTTACTATCAAAGGTTAAACCTAGTTCCTGACCTAGCTTGTTAAAATCATACTTTGTCATCATGTTTTCATCTTTCATACCAAGCCACTGATAACCAATTGAATGCAAAGTTCTAAACCAGGGTATCTGTTTAGGTGTCAAATCTTTTGATATCCTATCTCTTGCCTCCATAACAGACTTCTTAGAGAATGATACAAAACCTATTCTTTCTGGGTTTCCATTGTTTTCAAGATGTTTACGAACTATATCGATTAAAGTGTGAGTCTTACCACAGCCTGGTGGTCCAAATATTAATTTCTCTTTCATTGTGTTTCCTATTAAAATTTTGAATGTATCTACCACCTAAAACTTCTATAACATATTCAACTGTATCTTCGTATTCATCAATTAATAACTCTCCTACATCTGCATCATATGGTCGAAGTTTTGGCATCAGAAAAAGCTCCTTTTTACAAAGCTTTCTCCTTTCTTTTATCATTATTTTTCTCTCGGTCTGTTGTTAAACCATTCTTCAACTTCTTTTCTAACCCAACGTGTTGTTGCGTTCTTTTCGCCTTTACCAAATACAAGTGGCTTGGGAAAAGACCCATCATCTATCCATCTGTATAAAGTGCTGTAAGAGACATTAAGTTTATCCTTAATATCCGACAGCTTCAAAAGCTGATCTTCTTCAAAGTTAAAACGGGACATCATCATCCTCCTTCTTATTAACTGTTAGTTCAATTTCCTCGTCATCAAACTCTGGTACCCACCAGACTCGAATTGCTGACCACTTACCAGAATCATCATCTTTTAATTTAAATTTTCCATTACAGTTCTGACCGCCATTTAATTCTTTTAAGCGCTCCTGTATCTGACCTCTGTTAAAGTGATTAAAACCTCGCTGTCTTAAAAACTCCTGTAAACCCTTCATCGTAAAATATGTTAAATCGTTTTCTGTCCACGGCTTTCCCAATACCATTTCTTCGGGTGCTCGTGCTCTAATTCTACTTGTACAATATATTTCTAATAACTCCTTGAACTGACCTCTGTATGTCAAAAGTTCATCAACCTCTATAACAGTTGCCTGGGACATAAGAGCATTGACTTCATCGTGCCAATCTTCTTTCTTGTGCATGGCAGGCATATAGTTTAACTGCTCCATACATGCCTCCTGGAATAACATAGGCATTTGTAACTGCTTAGTTGATATCTCTAACCTCTGACCATTGACATCTAAAAAATATAATCTTGGTTCCGAAAGTAGAATTGTTAAACCTCCCAAAATGGGAACTGATTTATTATTACCAACACCATATTTTCTTTTCTTACAAGCTGTCTTATTACAATGACTCTTCAACGGCTCAACACCGCATTGATACTGATAGTCTTTTTTCTCGTGCTGTTTTTGTATTGCAACAACTTCTGTTGAAGGTAAGGGCGGAGATGAATATTTCTGATTAATCTCATCAAACATCGACTGCCAGGAGTCTGGACTCTTCTTCTTACAGTAAGTGCATACATTAAATAGAACTGTGTTCCTCGCACCTTGGGGCACTCCTCTATTTAAAAACCCCTGGACACATGGTGGCGCATCAGAGAAACTGTTCTTCTGCGAATTAAAATTTATTTTCTGTAACTTATCTAATGTAGTTTTATATTTCTCAACCTTTTCTAGAAACTGCTCAACTGATAATTCTTTAGCATTATCATCCATAGCATACCGCATCGTTCTTTTGGTTTCAAAGTATGGAAGGTTTATAAAATTACCAACGTCACCTCGTTCTGCCAATATCTGATCCTGCTTTGGAAATATCTCTGAACCAGAATGTCCTAGTCCCGCAGCGATTTCAGTCAGATACTCACGCAAATCTACAGCAGCAACCCAATCTTTCATAAACAAAAAAAGATGAGCTCCTCCAGACTTAGATCTACATAAGATAATAGGAAGTTTAAACTTCTTAATCTTTTTTAATATTTCTGCATGGTCAATTGGATATTCATCAATGTCAATAGCACCAAACTTACACATGTTACTATTGTTGATGGGAATAGCACCAACACCTAGGGATCCTTTAAAATGATTGTCAATAAGTTCTTCGTTTAAAACTTCTTTAACAATGAAACTTTTAGCCTCTGTCTTACCATCTCTTCTTTGTGTCCCTAATTTAGTCTGACCATGTGCAGTGCTCGATCCCTCGAACACTGCCATGAATTGTTTTGTTAGAGACATTAGAAGGGTGCTTCATCCTCATCATGACTAGCTACTTCTTCTGGTACAGCTTTGGCAGCGCCACTTTCAACTGAAGTTCTAAAGTTCTTTGCATCAGTAAATAAATTTTTATCTTTAACAAGTTCAACTTTTTCAACTGCGTAGTTGTACCAATTACCCATGTCATTGCTTTCTTCAACAGTTTTAAGATTCCATATGGTAGCAAACAAAGCAGGAGTTCTCATTACACCATTTTTATCTGGTACTTTCTGCATTGTGATTTGAGTTTTCCAACGTCTGCTTATTTTAAGTTGGGTAGACTTCATATCTACAATAGCAGGTTGAGCGCTTCCGTCCTTGTTCAAGATCATACAGTAATGCTGATCTGATTTAACTAGCTCATTGCCACTTGGTAATGTTTCCTTCGCACCTTGTCTCGTGGTCTTTATAATGTTTGGATCACTTGCAGGAAGTTCTCCTACAAATCCACCGCCTTGATCTCTCGGTGTAAATTCCAAATGCTTTGTCTCCTGGTAACAAGGAATAACATTTATACCTTCTTCACCTTTCCACAGTTCTCCCGTCACAGTATTAAACAAGTCTCCTTGTTCAGCACCTTTAATAAACGCAGCATCATTCTTTTTTATCTGTGGAGATAAAGCTTGAATAACTCTTATGAAAGGTATTTGCAGTTCGGATGTTTCATAATTTACACCTTCGCCTGCAGTCTCAAGTATGTCATCTAATATATTAGATACATCTGTATTTGATTTTTTAGTTACATCTGCCATTTTTATTTCCTCCTTTTTGGTTTTATTTCAGCAGTTCGTGCTACAAAAGCACCGAATAAATCAAGATCTGTTTCCAGACCTTTCTCAACACGTTCTCGTATAAAACTTTTCAATGTCATACTATGAATGTGTGTCTTGCTCTCTGGATGCAAACCTTTTCGCTCAAGCTCTACCATAAGATCTCCAGCAATATTATCTTGTCCACGTCCAAATGGAATGATCACATCATTCTTAATGATGTCATCAAGGTTTCTTTCTCTCAACCAATTGAAAGCTTCTTGTCTTCGATCAACGGGTATACTTGCAGAGACAAAAGCTTTTAACGAAACAGTTGCATCATCTACATCAACTCTTTCTATGCCCATCTCATCCATGATCTCTGGAATAGCTTCAAACTCAAGCCTTCTCTTCTCAGTCTTTAGAACTTTTAAATGTTTCTCAGCATCATCAATTTGTTCAATGATATTACCAAGACGTTTTATTGAATTTGATAATGTCTTGCCTTTTTCGTCTGACATATCAGCAAAAGCTTCCTTGTCTATAAACAATTCATCATCTAAGATTTCGTTTTTTTTCATAAGTATCTCCTCTTCAGGTTTATCAAAACGAGTTAAAAAAAAGTAGGGATTTTTTTTGTTAAAAAGTATCCCCTTGACACATAACATAGGTGCCTATATATATACATAGGAGGTATTGAAATGAAAGTCAAGTACAAATATAAAACAAAACCATATAAGCATCAACAGGAGTGCCTGGAGAAGTGTTGGGATAAAGAAAAATTTGCTTTGTTCATGGAAATGGGGACGGGTAAATCAAAAGTTCTTATTGATAACATAGCAATGTTATATCAACAGGAAAAAATTAATTTTGCTGTTGTGATTGCGCCTAAAGGTGTTTATCGAAACTGGTCAGAGAAAGAAATACCAGAGCATATGCCAGACAAAATTAAGAAAAGGGTAATAGTATGGAAAACAAAACTATCCCAGGCAGATAAAGATGTACTAATTAAGAGAAAAAATTATCCTTTTTATGAGCCCTTAGTTATATTTGTGGTTAATGTTGAGGCCTTCTCAAATCTTAAAGGAAAGAGATTAGCAGAATGGATAACGTCAAATGGTTATGGCAAAAAAGGAATGATTGCTGTTGACGAATCGACCACAGTAAAAAACCATAAAGCAAAAAGAACAAAGACATTAATTAATATGTCAAAATATTTTAAGTATAAAAGAATACTTACGGGTAGTCCCGTGGCTAATTCTCCCTTGGATCTGTATTCACAATGTGAATTTCTTGGAGAGTTTATGTTAGGTTATGATTCTTATTATCCTTTCCAGGCTCGTTATGCTGTTATGCATAGGAAGAATATGGGGACAGTTAGTTTTAATCAGATTTTAGGTTATAGAAATATAGATGAGCTTACAAGGAAGATAGATGAATTTAGTGATAGAGTCTTGAAGAAGGATTGTCTTGACTTACCAGAGAAGATTTATACTTCAAGATCTGTCAGTATGAATCCAGAGCAACTTAGAATGTATGAAGAGATCAGAAAGAAATCTATTCTTATGATTGACAATGAGATGGTTAGCGCAACTATGGTGGCTACCCAACTTCTAAGACTTCAACAAATATTATCGGGTCACTTACGCAGTGATGATGGAGATCTTATTTCATTTCCAACAAGAAGACTTGATGCCCTGGTAGAAATTTGTGAGGAAGCATCGGGTAAAGTTATCATATGGTCACGATTCAGATATGATGTGATTACAATTACAGAAAAACTTAACAAAACATTTGGCAGTCAATTTAAAAAGGTTGCTGTATCTTTCTTTGGAGATACTTCTGATAATGAAAGGCAAGAGAATATAAAATTATTCCAGGATCCAAAGTCATCAGTTCGTTTCTTTGTAGGTAATCCTCAAACAGCGGGACGTGGTATTACATTAACCGCAGCAAACACTGTTATCTATTATGCTAATGACTTTAACCTTGAAACTCGGATCCAATCAGAAGATCGATGCCATCGAATCGGACAGCATCATCCCGTTACCTATATTGATTTGATTACGGATGAAACAATTGATGGTAAAATAGTTAAGTCATTGCGCAACAAAATAAATCTTAGTGCAAAAGTATTAGGAGAAAAGGCAAGAGAATGGTTAAAGCTGAGTACTTAAGAATCTTTGATGATTATAAAAAAGGTGGACTAACTATTGATGAAGCAGCATCTAAATTAAGTAAAGTGTCTGGATTAAGACTTGACGTTGCAAAACAATATATGAAAAACTTAAAGAAGGATAACATAATTCTTTTAAAGGAGTATAAAAAATGAAAGATATATTTTGTTTTATTTGTAAGGCTGTACTACCCAAGCCTAAAGATAAAAAAGAAGTTCAATGCGTTTTGTGTAAAGTAATTTATAATAATGCATCTTGAATTGGTGCAGCTAAACTTTTATCCCAAGTAACAGGAGTTTGAACTCGATCAATCTTTCGAGCCATAATCTCTGGATCTTTTTTGGTGTCTTTATAACTTCTCGCAACATAAGCACTGTCAGCACTTGCGAATGGCCATCTCTTTCCTCCCTGGGCATTTCCTCTTAACATATGTATCCAGGGTATGTTACCAACTCTTGCTATCTCATTAAAAGCCTCATCGCATCTTTGTGCCCATTTTGGTAAACCAACCTGCCAATATTCTCCACTCGAACCAAAACATATTTTTGAAAAACCAGAGTCTAATAGTTTATGCAAAAAATTAAATGAATCTCCCATATGCCAAACAACTGCTGATAATTCTTTTCTATGTGGCCATTGCTTTATCATATTGTAGTTATCATCTTCTGTTCCACCTATAACATCTGGAACTATTGCCCAATGTGGATGACCCATTCTGCTCTCCAGCCAATTATGGTAACCTTTTAAATCAAGAGGTTTGCCTTTTGTATAAGCTGTAAATGCTCCGTTGTCCCACATAACTGATTGACCAATCTCAAGACAAATATCTCCGTCTCTTTTATCTGCGTAACTAACACAAAAATGTTTGCCTGCCATTCTGTATAATGTTTCACGAGGGGTTAAAGGAGTTCCGTGATAATGAATCATTTTAAGCTTTGCTTACAACTTTTACGTTTGAATGAACCCCAACCATTTCAACTGTAACTGATGACCTAAATCTTTCATGGCATTCAATTTTAATTTGTTCCGTTAAATCTTCTTGAAATTTTTTTACTGAGCAACAATCATAAATTAGTTCGTGAAGTTTCTCAACTGGGATAGTTTGAGGTGATGTGATTGTGCAGTCATAGATGTCCAATGCATTATCCACTGGACACCTTGCTGTAAATTTAAAACTATATGACTTCATTATCTTCAAGCATCCACCATACGATCAATGCGCCTATCATTTTACTAACGAACATAATGACAAGTCCATACCAGGAGAAAAACCCAAGTATTGACATAAAGATAGCAGAATCAATCGGTGTTCCCACTAATGAAGATAGTAAAACTCTTTGCTTCAAAGGTTTATCTGTAAAAGTATAAACCGCCCAATCAACTCCCTCACTAATCATAAATGCAACAACACTTGCATAAGCTACAAACGGATCTGCCATGTAATAACTTAACAATCCACCAACTGCCATTGCACCTAGAACCTTGTGCCCTATCTCTCTTTGTGAAAAATCTCTAATCACAAAAATAAAACCTACCAAAAAAGACATTGGAGCTAACATCTCTCCTCCTGGTAGTGGGATCATAGGTAAATATGTGAATCCTAAATTTGCTATAACAATTGCAGCTATGTATAAATATGTGAATCTCATTGGGTTATCTTTAATATAATCAATCATACTGTTGACTCCTTCATAATTTCACTGTGCGCTTTGTTGATTATTACTGCAAGTTGCCTTGCAATACTCCTTTGTTCCTTGTCCGCCATGTCATTTATCTTTGCATAAACTTCCAGGGGGACAGCAACTGTTTTAAATTGCAGTTCTTTTCCTGCTTTTGATGGTCTTCCTTTCGGCATTATATTCTCCATGTAAAAAGTTATTTGTTATTAGTAGTTATTTGTGTGCAAAATGTCAAGAGTTGTCTTTACCTTGTATCATCTTTGAAACTTGCACTCCGAGATTGTAAAGCGCCTCTTGCATTGGATTATCCGATGCTTTTCCACGGCTCGTTACAAATACTTCAACAGCTTCTTGTGTTTCTGGATGGAAACTTACTGTTACACTTATGCCCATACCGACATCTTCTGTCCAGCTAGGTCTGCGATTTGGTACCTCTTTCAATTTATTCGGTCTGGTCATCATGTCCTCCATTTAGTTTTCTTATGTAAATAATTCTATGAGCTTGACCTGGAGTAAGATTAAAATGTTCGGCTAAATCTTCTTTATTAAATTTTCTATCAATATTAACCTTTCTATGAACACCGCCTTCTTTTTTATATTTGATATCGTTTTTATGTTCATGCCAATAGTGCTGAACTTCTCTTACAAAATCATCATTAAATTTTGTCATTATTCCATCTCCCTTCTGTAGAATATGTGATCGTTGATACGAACTGTTTGTGTTAAGTTGTAGCTCCAGGATGGGGTTACATAGTGTGCGTGGTAGTGCGTTGAACCTTCGGTCAAATCCACAATGTTAAGCGGACCCTCGATTAAAGCATAGGCTATCTCTTCCGCCCATTCATATGCCTCTGCGTCCTTGATCTCTTCTGGTTTGCCATCGCACCAAAAACTAAACTGACACATATTTGGAATCGGTATCTCTGGATTCCAGGAGTAATAATACCCCTCGGTAACAACGTCACATACGTTATCGGGATATCTTGGGTCTGCTACTCTGGACATAATGACTTGCCCCACGGCTATCTGACCAAGTGTCGGCTCACCTCTTGCCTCAAAGTATATTGCAGTTGCTAAACAAGCTAATGTAGAAATCATTTGACTTCTCCTTTCTTTATCTGTTATTTGTTAATTACCTCGTTGATTGGAGTTCCCCGAACTGTTCTTTAATCCTTTCT